TTGCCTGAGTCGGTGAACTGCAGAAACTGCAAGAACATCAAGCCACTCACCACCAGCAATGGTGCGACTTGGTACTGTTCACGCAGTAATCGGGCCATACCCTTTGAAGAGCAGAAGCTTGGCTGCAAAGATCACCTGTGGATACCTGAGTTGGTGAACGCAGATCACATGCCAGAACGCAGCACAGAGGACTCTGTGGCGTACAGGGTGGGCATCATAGACTTCTACAACTCAACGTCAGAAGTGAGCGGAGAATACCACTACAGCAGCGCAGAGATGCGTGAGCTATCCAAGGTGCAGTTCAATGCTGAGATGATGATCAATGGTGAGGTGATCAGGAGTGAGTTCCCTGGCAGTCAGATCGACAACATGGATGAGCGCAAGGTTCCGTTCTAGTCCCAGCTGCGGGGGTCTTTGACCACCAGTATCTTGGTGCCGGGGTAGAGTGCCTCGACAAGTTTCTTCTTGAGCCTGAACACTTGAGTGATCACGCCCTTGGTGTCTTCGACCACATACTCACCATCGCGCTTGTATCGGAAGTCTGCTATGTATGAGCAGATCTTCTGATCCTCGCCGTTGACGGTGACTACGCAGGGAAAGTCCACCTGCACTTCAAGATCAGATAGTTCGCCAGCCTGCTCTAGTTGCTTGAGTATTTTGTATCGTGCAGCTTCTAACTTGGAGTCGAACACGATGCCATCGTATTCAGTCTTCTTTGCAAAGTATTTAGACTTTGGCCGCTTTCTTTTTGGGATCAAACTAATCGATGCCTAGGAGTTTGTTCAACTCTACCTGTCTCAATGCATCAATGCCACGGTCAAACAGCGACGTAGGCGGCGCGCTAGGCTGTGTAGGCGCGATTTGAGGCGCAGGCTGTGGTTGTGTAGGGGGTGGGGAAACAGGCGCTTGTGCGGCCTGTGCGTCGGCTGCAGCCTGTGGTCTTAGTGCAGCGCCTTGAAATCCTCTGTAAGCGTTTCTGATTTCATCAAAATTGAACGGATTTGTAAGCTTATCCTCAGTTCCGCGCATCGCAATACCGATTGTTTCTTTTGTGGGAAAAAATGCATTAAAACGCCCAGAAAGCAAAGAGCTAATCTTTGGAGTTTTAGCCTCTCTTAGCGGCTTAACAATTTCTGACGTTGACAGCCCAAGAGTCTTAGCGTCTTCAATGGCCATGTTGAGATCACGCAAAGCCTTGAATCGCTGTTCATTAGCGGTGATATACGCTTGAGTTATCTTCTCTGCGTCCACAGCACCTCTTTGTTTTGCCACTTGGTTAAAGATTGCAGATGCATCTCGCACATTCCTTGCCGCTTCTACACCGCGATAGTACAAAGTTCTTTTTACTCTGGGCTTGATCGTCTTCAGCCCTGTGAGTGCCTCCGCAAATTCTTGCGCTGGGTCAATGCGATACCCTTGTCGAGTCACAGCACTCCTTGGATCCATACCTGCGACAGAACCAATTGCTTTTGGAAAGTCTCCAAACTTCAAGTTAAAGTAAATTGGACTGCCTACATCGCCAGTTAGTTCAACGGGAGATCCTCCTGGCGTTAAACCCTCTGCAAAATGAGCGACGCCTTTGGCAAACTTTAATCCAAGAGGGTCTGCTTCGTTGTATATCGGAGCGCCAAAGTCTGTTTTGTTTCTATTAATATCAAATATCTTTTGAGTGATGATTGATTCACTAGTAAATGGTGCTGCAAACTCATACAAAGAGTCAGATGAAGCATCAAAAGCTATTTCAGACAAATCTTTCTCAGAAGTTATGCCGTTTGCCACTGCGTTATATACAGCGCGTGCTGGTCTCATCATGTAATCGTATGGATTTGTGTACGAAAAGTTGTACATCTCAGTGATGTTGCCATCCTTGTCCGTGGCTATCGGTATCAGAGTAGAGTTTCTATCCCATTCATATGCCATGGATCGTTTATAAGCTTGAACTTGATCGCTGTCTGCTCCAGTTAAAGCGGTCCCTGCAGCCATTAGCGTTGAAGGTATTGCAGCAGTAGTTGCCATCATTCCAGTAAGCCGCTTCATGCCAATCTCTCTTAGCTCAGGAGACTCACTAGCCAATTCCTTGATTGCTCTTTGCAAAACATTTCCACTAGTTCTGATAATTTCTGCAGGAAATGCAATGAAGTTGCCTAAAGGTAGTTGACGCAATCTTTTGATTGCTTCAGGCACTCGAGCATAGTTTGGCACTGTATCTTTTACGATCTCAGCTGCTTCTCTTTTAAGTATAGCTTCAGTTAAGAAGTCTACTTTCTTCTCTTTGTTTAACTTTGCAAACTCATCTAGGTTTAAGGTAAACCCTTTGGGGTCTGTTCTTTTGAATGCATCTATAAGAACGTTATCACTAAACTGATTGAGTTGCGCTTTAGAAAACACTGGCCCTAGATTTAACTTTTCTAGTGTTAGGTAATTATTTGAATCGCTAACTGGCAACCTTGCATTGACGTTGTTTTTAAATACCTTTTGTAATTTACCTAGTTCTAACTCGTGTGATGATATCTTCCAAACATCATCAGACCCTTGATACAGCTTTGCAGCAAAATTGTTTTGTTGATTCTTAACAAATTGAAATGCTTTTTTTGCAACGCCCGGCATAGCTTGTTTTGCATCAACAGCGTCATTGAGAAGAGACTCAAATTCACCTATCTTCGCGTTGGTGTTAACAACTCCTAGGTCAACCTTTTCATTATAAAACCTTTCTAAATCAGCTTTAGTGGCGTTTTGAGAAGATATAATTTTGCCAGTGCCTGTGGTTATATCAAAATCGCCTACTCGACTGAGCCTTTGGTTTATGTTTGTGAGAACTGAAGAAACGCCTTTTGCGAGCGAATCTGAGCTAGGTAAATTTCCATTTTGCAATAAATAAAAAGCTGCTGTCGTAGCGTTTCTTATTTGAGTGATTGGGCTATAAACAGTCTTCATAACCTGTGACATACCTTTCATGCCTAAGAAAGTTGCGTACAAAGGTATGGTGTTTGCTAAATTAAACACTTGCCCAGCGTTCTCGAAGGCTTCTAAGTGTTCAGGAAGAACATATTTACCAGCTAAAGGCCCAAAACGGACTATGTCTTCTTCAGTAACTGGAGCATCTGGCGCTTTATCTCCAACTCTTTTGTATATTTTCCCGTCAACAGGAGGTTCGTCATAAAAGTATTTTGCATTAGCAGGGAGTGATTTATTGTGCTCAGATAGATTTTTGTAGTAATTAGACTTGGCCACTGACTTAGCCATTTGATCAACTGTCTCTACAATCTTTGTTTTTAATCCTGTCTCTTGCTCTCCAACATCTCTAGCTCTAATAATCTTTGTGTCAACTCTACCGATGACATCTCTAGCGCCAGTGTACTCTCCTAGGAAATCTCTAACTGCTGGAAGATTGTCTAACCTTCTACCCTTCAAAAGCCCTTGAGCGATACCAGATAGAGTTGAATCATCAAAAAGATCTTTAGGACTAACGTTAGCATTGTTGTTGCCCATTTTAATTAAAGTGTCATTCAATATTGAATTAGCCATTGAATCGCTCAAAGGCTTCTCTGGGTTTAACTGTAGCTGCTGTCGTTTTAATTCATCCATAGCCGCGCGTCTTTGCTCAGCGTTTGGTTGGTAGTTTGTTTCATTAGATGCTCTATATAACCTTCGACCATAAAAGCCTAAGTTATCGCCAATCCTTTGAATTATTCCCTGTTGTTGCAGGGGGTCTAATAGTTCATCTCTTCGTATGTCTTGAATGTTTTTGCTAAGATCATCAATCGATGCTCTCACTTGTTGAGCACCTTGAAAAAGACTTAAGTCTTTGTTTTTACCAAAAAAGGTTTTAGGTTTTTGCGCTGCTATAGTTTCGTCTACAGACTTCAATATATTTTCTGCTCTTTGTTTAACAGCTTCTCTAGATAAGCCACCCTTACTTTCTGGAAACAAATAGTCGTTAAAGGCATTTAAAATTGTGCTTTTGTTTTGACCGTTAAATAGACCTTCATTTTTATTAATGAAACTCAAAGCATTGTCTAGTTTCTCAACAGCTTGCCTGGCTCCAGAGTTAGCTGCAGATACAGCTTGTAATCTTGCTTGTTCGTATCCAGCAGAAAACTCATCTGGCAATCTCCCTTGATTAGTCAGATATCTGGTGCCTAGCTTTTTTAAACCTTCAACTTTAGCTTGAAGAAAGCTTGGATCTTCAATTTCCGCTTTTGGGGCCGCTGTCTTGAAAGCAGTCTCTGGATCTGCTTTAAGAAAAGGTATAGATCTAGCGGCCTCTTTAACTACATCTGTTCTACCTAGAGCTTCTGCTCCAGATCTAATGCCTTGAACACCAATTCTTGCAGCGGCTGGAACCCCAAAAACAACTGCGGCACCCTCTGCTGCAACTTTTAATCTATTAGCTAATGTGGCTTGAGCAAGCTCAGCGCCTTCTAAATCCTCAAGATTAATTCTTTTTGTGGGGCCAGCATCTAAGAAATCTCCAATGGTTTCTACGTCTGGAGTCGTGGCAGCTATATCGGCACCAGCTATAGCACCAACCTTCCCAACACCACTTAATCCTCTAGCTGCTCTGTATGCAGCACCACCGGGGACGGCAAATTGAGTTATAAATTTAGAAGCTTCTCCTATACCTGTAGACGTTTCAGGCTTGTATCGATTGAAAAACTCTCTGACTACTTGCGCGCTGTTTTCATCAGAACTTGTTATTGAGTCTATTATTTCTATCGGAAGAGTTGTTATTCCTTCAGCTGCGCCAACTAAACCAGCACCCACGCCACGCAGGACATCACCAAAAGCAGAAACGTCTTCTTGACCCAGTTGAGCACCACGTTCTACAGCTGGGTTTTCTTGCGCCCATTCTTTGGCTTTTTGTGAAGCTTTGATTGGATCATCTGTTAATACCTCAATAACCCGACCACTGCCATCTGGTACAACTACTCTCATTCAGCTGGAACTGTTGCGGAAACAGGTGTTTGTTGAGCTAAAACTTTTTCAAAATCGTCAGGTAACTCATAGCCAGGTATAGCAGCAGCCAAAGCTTGAGCTATAGGTAAGCTAACTGTCTGAGTTGTTGGATCTATAGCTGCCTTAAACAAAGTTAAAAACTTATCTTCTGGATTTTCTGAATCATCTAAAAGAATTTCAGCAATCTCTTGATCTGTAACACTTTCTGGATATATTTTCCTTAAAGTATCAAAGTTTCTCATGAAAGCAGTTTGATTCTGTTGTTGAGCGGCCTCGTACTCTGCTTGGCCAAGCGCGAAATCGGTAAAGAAGTTTCTATCTACGACACCAGGGCGTGACTCCGCAGCACGAGCGAGTGCATATCTGGTTTTGGGGTCAGCCAAATAGTCCACAGCCTTGCCAACAGCGCCTGGTTCGCCGCCAATACCATCTGAACCAAACAAAAACTTCATGATGCCTGATTGTTGATTGCCAGCACCTTCACCACCTCCACCAGTGTCATCAGTGGACGTATCTGCAGGAGGCTCATCTGTTGTTGGCTCATTTTCACCAATGGTGGAAAGCCCTGCAAGACCAAGGCCACCTAAAATCGTCTTGCCAGGATTGCGTTTTATTGCACCAGCAGCGGCTGCAGGTACTCCTGAGACACGAGCAGCGATGCTTGGAGGTGGAGGAGGACTTGGCGCTTTAGCTGCTAGCTGTGGAGTTACACCAACAGATCTCTGGCCTGCCGCCAAAGCTGCTTTTCTTGATGCTTGTGCAACTTGCGCAGCTTTTCTAGCTGCCATCAAGCCACGAGCCGTAAGCCCAATAAGACCGCCTCCAATAGGTATCGTCAATGCCATCAACGTGCTTGATATAGGAGAATCGGTATCGAACAAAACACCGCTTTCACCAAAAAGTTTTATATCTAACTCTTCTGGACTTTCTGCTGTTACTGCAATCTCTTCAGCTTCACCACCATCTGCATACCCACGCACAGGAGCAACGCCTGCCATGATTCCCAAGCCTTGGCGCTGTTGAGGCGTTTGAAACATTGGTCGTTGCATGATTTGGTTGTACATCATTCCACCTTGATTCATTCCCTCTGCCTCCGACAAAGCAATGGCTATAGCTTGCTTTGGATTTGTTACTTTTCTACCCGAACCGCCTGACTTGAGTGAGCCATCTTTGAACTCTCCCATCACTTTGCTGATCTTTCTTTCGCGCTTAGATCGCTTCACGGCTACGGTTTACTCTTGAATAATCTACGCTGTAGTAACCATCGTCGCCCATAATGACTGCGCTTGGGTCAACTTCCTTAAGCTCTTGTGCAATCACACCTTCAGTTGGGTCATCAATACCCATAGCCTTAGCCGTGTCATTCCAATCCCATGTGTACCAGCCTACGCCTGGCTGGACTTCATCAATCTTCATTACATTCTCTTTCAGGCGGATGTCGGATGCGGCCACAATACTGGCAATAGTGCCTGCTGCGTTTAACGCTTGAGCTGCAGTACTGCCTCTGGTTTGAGCCTGCCCTTGATTCTGACCCATGCCAAACCCACTGGTGTACTGAGGCATGAACGGTGCACCACCTTGCAGCAGTGCTTGGCCACGTTGCAACCTCATGAACGGCTCATCAGCCATCTGAGTAGCTGCCTTGTACTGCGCATCAAGACCCGCTTGCTGTATGCCACGACCTTGCTGACCAAGTTGGCCAAGAGTGCTTATCTGTGTGCCCAGCATTTGTTGACCTTGCTGGCCAAGTCCTGCGATACCTGATGCGGCTGCACGCTGTGCTCCCGTGCCTGCGCCAAACGCCTGTAATGCGGTGCCGAATTGGTTTTGCGTAAGGCCTCCAAGACCTTGAGCCGCTTGCGCGGTTCTGCCCATCTGCTGTCCAAAAACATCTGCACCAAGTTGCTGACCTTGAAGCCCTAGCTGACCTATGCCTCGAGCGATATCTGCTCTTTGACCCGCAAGTCCTGCTTGTGCTTGTGCTCCCTGCAAACCAAGCGCGCCACGCTGTTGAGCAAGAGAGCCAATGTCGCGCCCTGCCTGCATACCCATTTGTCCCGCCTGACCAAGCAATGATCCAATGCCTTGTTGTCCTGAGAGACCAAGCTGACCGCTTTCAAGCGCACCTCGTTGAGCCAACTGCTCTGCACTCAAGCCAAGCTGGCCTGCTTGCTGTGCGGCCTGTAGAGAAGTTCCTGCGCCTGCTTGACCCAATGAGCCAGTAAGTTGTGCGGCCTGCTGACGGCGTGCTTGCGCCTGCTCAAAAGCTTGTTGCGCTTGCTGTGCTGCTTGTTGAAATCCTTGTGATCGCAACTCAGCGCCTGTCTTAGCCTGTTGCTGCAATACATTTCGACCAATCTCAGCTTCTTGTATAGCGCCACGAGATCCACCAAACGCACCTGCTCGTATCTGCTGTGCGCGTGCATCTCGTTTCTGTTGTTCGCCTAGCCTTGCAATCTCTGCTTGTTGCGCATCAATAACTTGTTGAGTGAAGGGGTCTTGAAATCTAGCAATGCCTGCAGGATCGAACTGTTCACCAGTGCCAGTAAGACCAGCTATTCCCTGTAATGCAGCTGCACGGCCCATCTGGCCAGCAGAGCGAAGATCTCGACCAGCCATTTCTGTTTGTGCACGCGCTCTCTGTGCCGCTTCTGCAGCGCCTGTTTGTGCGCCAGCAACTTCTCCAGTAATGCCTCTTGCCGCATCTGTTATTCCTGCCCTCGCAGTTCCGCTTGCCTCCGCTATGGCCCTCTCTGCATCAGACATTCCTGTTTGTGCGCCACCTATGATAGAAGGAATGCCTGCTCCAGCCGCTCTAATATCGCCAGCTGCACCTTCCATCATAGATCTTGCTCTTTGATCTACAAATCTTTCGCCTGTGGCTGGGTCAAAAACGCCCAAGCTTTGTTCGTATAATTCACGCGCTCGTGGGTCTGCAAACAAGCCAGCGGAGCGTGGATCAAATCCTTGACCAGCACGCCTAAATAAATCTTGTGCTTCTGCGAGTTGTGCACCAAAGCCACCCAAACCTTGAGCAGCATTACGCGCTTGAACTTCTAAAGGAGATAGGCCAGCTACTTGTTGTATTGGTATCGGTATCGGTTGACCCATGAGGCCAAGATCGCCCGGTTGCCCAGTGCCGAAGTAAGACGCAAGAATATTTCTTGTCGCCAACTCCATTGCTGGATCTGCAAATGTCTGCCCTGCTTGAGGCAGAATAACGGGTATGCTGGTATCTGTTACACCTGTACTAGCCATTAAGCTTTCCTCATCGCTTGCTCGCCTGCCTTCTGCAAGGCATACATCATGCGAGCGCCCTCACGGCGTTGTTCTGATTTTGATTTACCTGCGCCGTTTAATTTACCGACGCCACGGACTGCTTTAGCGTTTACGACAAACTCGCCATCACTAAGCATTGCGGGGATATCATCGCTTGTCTCTGTACCTGGCCCAGATATTGGGCCGTTCATTCGAGGAAAAGCCTCTCCTCCATCTGCCAATATTTGAGGCATTAACGCTTGACTTAAATTTTTAAGCTCGCTGCCTATATCAGCTTTTTTATCTTTTTCCAATAAAGCTATCAGCTGCTCTCTAGTCATGTTGGCGTATGGGCTTTGTCTTTGTGAAGATGATTTTGTATCTGCAGGCTTATCAGCAGGTGAAGGCGATGATGGATTCATGCCAACTCCAGCGCCACCAACTCCACCCATATCAAGGCTCATTAATCCGCCAGCTGGAGTGCCGCCTAAAGTTTGGCCTGGAGCAGCAAGTGTTCCACCTGCGTTCATTTCAACGGGTAACCTAGCTATGCCTCCATCAGCCATGGCCATCATGACGTTATCACCAATAGAGTCTTGAAGGTTCCTGAGTTCTTGAAGACTCAGTATTCCTCCAGGCGCATTTCTTGATACAAACAAGTTTTCGTTATCAAAAATGTCATCGTAATCTTCTATTTGAAAAGGCCCGCGTCGAATGTCTTGAGCTATTTCAAAATCTCTAACTGCATCGCGTAGCTCATCTTGTCGCTCAAAATCCATCTCGCGTGCTTGATCAACAAGCTCAGCGATTAGTAACTCATTCTCTCTTTCGATATCAGAGGGATCACTGACTCTCCCTGAGTCCATCACTGGCTCAGATCTTTGAAAAGTACTTCCAGTCGCGGGAGGTGCTGCAGCTGTAGGAGGAGCTACGTTAGCTTGTGGATAGAATGCTGTGGTGGTACCCGGCCTGTTTGCGTATGTCATGCCAGGGAGTGCTTGATAAGCTAAAGATTGCGCATACGGGCTTGGTGCGCCACCTAGAAATGTTGCGCTTCCTTGCAGTTGAGGCATTGCAGTTTGAAGCGGCCCAGGCGCGAAGCGTTGAAAGCCACCAGATGTTTTAAAATCCTGCAAAGCTCCAGAGGTAACCTCTCCAAGCTCTCTTTGTCGAGCAACTATTTCTTTTTCAGATTTCTTCATTCCCATATCAGTTACTCACCTGCTTAACACTTCCATCTTCGTCTAGCCTGTCTCAACCTAGAGTTAGGATCTTTTGCTGCTTTTGGAAACTTCTTCATTTGACCAGCAGATCTTGCGCAAAATGACTTCCTGCGCGCTGCACGCTTACCTGTAGGCTTGTCCTCCGTAACAGCAGTCTGGAGTTTACTACCAGGATTAGCTTTTCGATATGCTTTTACACCAGCTTCTGTCATGCCAGCGCCTTGTTTTGTAGGGCGAAAGTTCTTCTTGTTGCGCTTTGGCATCTTATCGCGGCGACGTTTTTTAACAGCACCACCATTAGAAAACTCTTCTGCATACCTTCTAAACATCAGGAGTACCTTGTCTTCTTGCGCCGATCAGACATAACAGCGCCACACCCTCTGTGGTTGCGTCGTACTTCACCACCACTAGCTTTCTTTAGAATGGTCTTAACGTTAGTAGGTTTTCCACCTACGCCTTGTGGTTTTGCTCTCTTGCGCTTAACGGCGCTACGGCGCTCCCCTTCAGTCATCTGCTTAGCTTTAGCCCTAGGCACGCACTTCGGGTACTTACGCTTAGATCCTGAAGCCTTGGCACGGCCACACTTCTGAAACTTTCCGCCTTTCTTCGGTGCTCCAATGTCTACCCAATCACCTTTTGGGCCTTTGCCGAACCATTCTTTTAAACTCATCTGTCTATCAATCTAGCTCTTCTGGATATAAAACCCCCGCCTCTCACACTTCTTATTTTCTTCGCTGCAGATGACGTTCCGCTGCTTTTGGGCTTCGGGCCTTTGAAGTCTTTACGCTTCTTGCCAGACGGATCTCTGATCTTGCCTGCACAGATTTTGCTTGCGTAAGCATTTGCATAAGCTGAAGGGTAAACCTTGAACTTACGTTTGGCAGCAGCTTTGCCTCTCGGACATAGTTTTGTCATGAACCTACACTCACTACTATTGATCCCTCGTTTATCACCTGAACAGAACCAACTTGTCCTTGAGCTTCAAGGGGGTCAGTCGTGTACGGCAACTCCTGCGATAAACTAATCCAGTTGTTACCATCAAACACTTGCAAAGTATTGATGGTTGTATTCCAGATTAAATCACCTGTATTAAATTTCAAAGTGTCTCTTTTCTCGCGCGTAAACTGCGGCGTTGCGTCTGGGTCAAACGCATCTAGACTAAGTTCAAGAAGGCGCACAGTCCTGTTGAACGTGGTTCCGTCAACAGAATCACCGTTGTTGATCAGCGGGAGTCGGCCTCTTAATAACTTACTCATCTGCGGCCATTAGGCTGTATATCTAAACGAGTTCCGCCAACCCTAAAACCAACGCCTAGCTGAGCATCTGTAGCTGCATCATCGTCAGATTCAAACCTGACAGCAGCTTGTCGGCCTCTAGCCCTTGTATCTACTTTGGTCGTTGATCCGGTAATCGCAGTGGTTTGATCTGTGGTTAGATCGCTACCGGGGAAATTGCGAGTCTTCATGACAACGTTGATAACCTGGTCACTGCCACCTGTACCAGTAAATTTAATATCTGGGATCATGCGACGAATAAACTGAAACTCTTCCCCGTCTCCGATATCAAAGTCGGCAGATTCGATAAACACGTTGGTCATAGGGCTACCATCATCGTCGTGCCCAGTCTCGTGTTGAAACAGAAAGTGCGATGAGCTTGACTTGCCAGCGGCTCGAGGGAAAGCAACGATGCCTTCATCTAACCATGCTGTTCTAGATAGCTGACCTATATTCCAAGTTTGCTCTTCATAGTTATAAGCAACAAACCTATCTATCGATGTTGAAGCAGCTGAACAATAGAACCAACCCACTTCATTGAACTGCTTGTTTAAGAAAGCGAATACCTGAAAAGCTTGGCTTTCATTAAAGTCATCAAAAACATAAGACTTTACTGAACATGGCAGCGGAGTGACGTTACCTCCGTATGAATAGAATCCTTTCTTGTCCATCCAAAATACACCAGATGGCGTGTTCACAGCGCCATTTGGACCAATCAAGCTGACACCTTCGTTGATCAGGTTCAATCCAAAAGTCAGAGGTGGCCCAATAAATTGCAAGCTGTACAGAGCAACGTCTGTCCAAATCAAAGTCTCTTGCCTGGCTCGCAAGCCACCTATGATCTCGCTCCCTGCAGAACATCTAAGAGATCCCGCAGTGTTCGTAGACTTAGGCTCAAACTCATTTGCATTCTCTTGATCAGAGAAAGCAATCAGCAAAGGGTCAATCGAGCCAGTTCTAGCAGTTCCTGCAGCGTTGATTGGGTCAGCGCCAAGCACAAGAACGTGCCTATCTATGTCTGAAACGATTACCTGTAGTCCCTTTGTTGGCACTAAGTTTGCGCCAGTTCTTTCGGACAACTGCACAGAACGAGTGGTCAAACCATTCGTTTTATCCCAGTAATAGATGCTTCCGCCTCTTGGGTTGGATATTAAGTCTTCACCAAAGTTATCCATAGACCAAAGGCGCAACTGATTAGAATCTGTGATTGAAGTCGTAGACCCCCAAGCCCCAGCACTCCAAGCGCCTACACCCCAACCCGTGCCATCCACAAACACGTCTAGGCCAGAGTTGATTTGATAGGCCCCAACCACGCTGCTGCCACCATTGCCACTGTCGCTTGAGTTAGCTGTGACAGTAGCGCCACTTGTGTCTTTGGCAGTTATGGTGAATGTGCTTGTGCTTGGCACAGAAACTATTTGGTACTCTTGATTAAGCACTGCAGCGACTATGTTGCCACCTAAACTTGCTGCTCCAGAAAAAGTTACAAAGTCTCCTTCTACTGCGCCGTGTCCAGAATCAGTGACTGTTATGGTGCTTGAGCCATCAGTTGCAGCAAAAGTCACATCACCCGCACTGGTGGTTGACCTTATAGGTGTGACATCGTTGTAGGTGGTTCCCTCTTGGATGTATAGCTTGAACCTTGTGCCTAAACCAAGAAGCTTTGTGCCGTCTAGGTCTACCCATCCATGAAGCTTTCTACCTGTGCCCTCGTAAGAAGACTGAATATATTTTTGCCAACCGCCTATCTTCTCAGGCAAACCTTTGCGAAAGCGCACCAAGTTGCCGTCAAACCACCCGCCTTCTGCAGTGTAGTCTGTGCCTTCTTTGTTGATGCCAGGATTGAAGATAAACTTTTGCAAAGGCATTACTGATACTCCCCGGTGCGGATCATTTCAGTGACCTCAACAGCGCGACTACCCACCTGCTCACTCCAGCGAGAATCCATAAACTCATCTGCAGCTATGTCAAACTGCTCGCGAGACATAGCTTCCAAAGCTTTTACAAATCCGCGAAGCCTTGTCAGGCCAAGGTTAAAACAGATGTCAATCATCGCATCCTTTCGCGCTTCGTTAAGTGCGGCAAACCAAAAGTAAGTGTCATTAAGTTCTTCACGCACGCGCTTTATGTCGTTAGCCAATAGATATTCAATCTCATCATCAGCCAATCCAAGACCACCGTTTTCGTCAATATTGCGACCAACGCCTACGGTAATCATATTTTCGGAGCACTTATAGGCATGGCTTCGCACACCCTCATGACGCTTTAACATCCCTATTAACTGAATACCCATTATTTCTCCCGACTTACGCCTTGAACTTTTTCATAGCTTCTCATTGCGCCAAGGCCTAGCATTCCCATCATCACAGGGACAAGAAGCGTAGTGTCAATCTCAGGCATCTCAAACCATATGCCTAGTATATTTGAAAGAATGGTGTTGTAAAAAAGACCAAGCGCGCACACCCAGCCAATACAAGGCCTCCACCCGGCCACAAACAAAGACTTAGAGGCAGCTTCTACTTTGTTTACTTCCAACTGCCCTTTAGCAAGTTCTTGAGCGTGACGCTCTGCTAGAGTGCTTAACTCAAAAGCGATGCGATTCTTTTCATCTTTATCTTCAATTACTTTATCGAGTAACTGAGTGGCTGGGCCTATGATAGATCCAAGTATGCTCATCGTTTTGCCATGTAAGCTGTAGCACCAAAGTATAAGCCTACAATGCTTGCCTGGCTCAAAAATAGCATGTCGCTCAAAGCGGCAAGGGTGGACAAGCGCGATTCAGGAACGAAGGACAGTAGTGGTAATATAGAGTAAACCACCATACTGCTAAGACTAACCCAAGCCATTCTTCGTTGACTATCTGCCTTCTCTTCACGCAATTCGATTTCAACAAGTTCTTGGTTTCTTGCCAACTCTTCATCACTGACCGTCCCGTCCCCATCAAGATCGTATTGAGCATACCGCGATTTTGGTTCTAATTTCTTAGGACTCATTACTCCTCCGATTTTTTGGGGTCTCTAAATAGTATCTTAGTGCCAGCATCTGCCACATTGATCTGACGAACACGGCAGTAGGATTCAAAGAACCTGTTTCTGCTACCGCTTTGGAAACCTACCGACTGATTATTAAGTGCGTCTGAATATTCAAGGCAGGATGTAAGTTCTTGAAAGTAAAACTCTTCTCCCGTGGGCACACCTCGCTCTACGATGATGAGCACAAAAATCATCATGGTCATGCGCTTACATCCAAAAGAAACTGGTCATAGACTTTCAGCGTCGTAGTCAGCACCTCACCACTCCGGTACTCATACACGAACTCGCTGTACTTTGTAGTTGCGGCCACCTTATCTGTACGCACATTAGATAGTTGATTGATTCGATAGCTGTCGTGAATCTTGCTTTTTACGACAGTAGGCACTGGGGCGTTGACGCTATTAGGGAAGGGTGCTGCGTCCATCACAAACGCTTCTTTTTCTGGACAGCCTGAGTGCGCACGGCTTTTGGCTTAACAAGTTCCCATGTAAGCAAGTCAACATCTAGCTGATACGCTGTACCCAGAACCCTTGGCATCGTGTTTTGAATGTAGATTTGCGCGCCATAGCCGCACTGGCGGTGGTTATAACGCAACCAATTAAGTGCAAGACAGTGACGATACTGTGGCGGGTTGACTAGCTCTAACATGCGCCACTCTCTCAAATCACAAAAAAGATTCGGATTGGCGGGGTCATACTCTAGTTCTGCTTGAGCATTATCTCGATCAATTGCTGAAGCTTGGCGTCCGACGCTTTCGCTGTCTCTGACTGCTCCGCCAAAGAGTCTACGATAGCCTCTATCTTGCTCGCATTTACGGCTGCTAATTTTCCCGTGGCTTGGGCCTCTTCTACGGTTTTCTCAACGACAGCCTCGATGCGATCTACTTCTTCCTGCGTCGCCTGAGCTTGTGCTTGGCTTGCGCCCCACACCATTGCACCAGACAGGGCTGCTGCACCAATAGGCAAAGCCCATGTTGGTACTTTTATTGTTCCGTCACTCATCTCAACCTCCTAAAAACTGTGGCACCAAGATGCTCACAACGATCAAACCCATAATCCACCACAGCCTGTTGCCGTAGCGATCTATCTTTTCGTCTAAACTGTCAAACCGCTTCGATCCATCTCTCAGGCGCTCTTCTATGCGCTCATACCGCAGAGCACACTCTCGCTCATGCGTATTAATCTCTTGCAAAGCCTTATCACCGTTGTCCAAGCCCCATTCCTCTGCGAGTGCGAGATAGCACATTATTTTTTCTTCTTAGGCGCCTTTTCTAGCGTCTTCTCTAGGCGCTTCGCTTGGGCAGCGTGTAGGCGGCTTGCGCCTTTAAGTTCTTTTATCATCTTACGCTTTTGCGCTTCGGTCATAATACCCATGACTACTCCTTTGCTTTACCTATGTTAAGTGCCAAAGCCTCAATGACTGGATACACATACTTTGCTAAGAATGCATCGTCCTTCGGGGTGGGCGTCACTGCACACACAGCCGACGCAATTACGGACAATGTGGTGAGTGTGCTTACGATTTCTAATAAGCTCATTAGTGTTCCTTAAAGCCTTCGGGCAGACCTTGTGCAGTTTCAGGCTCTTCTACAGGCTTAACACCTTCAACAATGCTCTGGGTGTAGGCTTGCAGTAACACGTTACGCTCTGCTATCTGCTGTTGCAGGGTAGCTATTTCACGACGGATCTCTGCAACTCTGGCAATGTGAGCCTGAGTCTCAACCTTCAGATCACCAAAGTTATATTCTTCGTCGTTAATTACGACCTTGTTTTCGTCGCTCATTACCACGGCACTCCAGTTGCTTGTGTTGCGTTACGCTCAATTTGAGCCTCAACCTTTGCAGTGCGCTCCGCTTCAATGCGAGCCTTGTACTCAGCAGCAGTTTCGTCGCCTTCTTTGTTCTGCTCCCAAATCCAGCCTAAAACGTCGCTTTCTTTCAGCGAATCGTAAGCAATGTATCCGCTTGCAGACGCATCATAGGTAAAGCGAGCCTTACCGCCTTCGGTTGCAGTTTCGCCACCGCCAGCATCACTTGCTGCGACTAGGCTCCAGTAAGCTAGAATGACGCCACCATCAGCGTCTACATGGGTCATGTTGCTGACCGACCAAGTTGTGTTTATAGCCATTTGCTATTCTCCTTAAATTGCTGAAATTATGAATGCGAGGAGTTCAGAATATCTAACGCCAAGCCTCGTTTGTTCACTGCCATCCTCATTAGTCCAAGTGTCTGAACAAAACATAGCATACCGCGCAGCGTCTAAGCCTTCTGCTGTAAATGCTTCTTGCAGGTCTTGTGCAATGATTCCAAAGTGAATACGGGCATCGTCGCCCTTTTCTTCGACAGAAGACTTCCAGCGGAACTTACGCAGCAAGCCTTTAGCGGCTACAGCCACACGCTGCTCTGCTTCGGACAGTGCTTCTATGTCCTGCTTTTCGTTGCGGTCTGAGGTTTGGATAGTGCCGTTGCTAGCAAAAATGTCATCGTAGCGGAAGGTCCCACTTCCAACGTCAACATCGTTATCTACGATCTGCGATCCGCGCATTGGCAAGTAGCCATCGCCACCGAAATCAATACCCGATTGGTTGGTGTGGATTTGTAGGTTTCCACCGCTTGAGCGTGTACCGATCGACCCTACGAGCGAGCCATCCTTTTTAACTTGTAAAACTGCGCCATCATCAGAGGTGCGATTGAAAATAGCGACATGAGAGGAAGCACGGGTATGAACGACCAGCCCTGTTGAATGCAGCGTGTGGCCTGCCGTGTTGTCGTTATCGGACGATTTAGCTACGAACACCTTATTGTTCCCAGCATCAACAAACACCATATGAGTGTTAGTGTCAGACTCAACGCGGAAGTCACCGGCTCCGTTGCCGGTCTCATTGACTACAACAGCGCCCCCGTTAGGGTTAAGAAGCAATGGGATGTTAGCTGTTCCGGGCTTAACGGCCTGAATGAAAGCGTTTGTAACACTTGAGTTAACCCCCATATTTAGCTTTTCGGTTGTGTTAGCGTCCGACGCTTTAATGCTTACACCAGCTACGGAATCTCCTGCGGAACCGTTACCTGTAACAATATCAACCGTTGAGGTTCCTGATGCGCCAAAAAAGTTAAGTCCATTATTTGCTGCATTCAAAAATATAGCATGAGCGTTGCCGTCAGACTCAACGCGGAAGTCATTGTCTACACCAGTTTCGTTTATGACTACAGAGGTTGTGCCAATGTTCATCCTTGATATATAGGTGATCGCAGCACCCGCACTGACCGAAGCGGCAGTGTTGAAACTAAACGTGCCATCACCCATAGATAGGTTTGAACCACCGTCAGTTATCCTCGCTGCGTGACTTCCTGTGTCTGAATCTATGTAGAAGTTGTAACCTATAGAGGTGACAGGAATACCCAGCGAAGAGGATCTTTCTGCGAACAACGAACCAGCGCGACCTAGCAAGATATTTGTTGCGCTGACGTGTAAGTCCGAATTCAGAGAGGTGCCAAACCCTACCCCACCATTAGTGCCATCAATAAAAAAAGCGTGGGTTGAATTGTCTGACTCAACGCGGAAGTCTTTGTCTAAACCACCTTCGTTAAATATTGCACCACCTACTGTGCTTAAAGTTCCGTCCGAAAGCATTGTAACTTTAGTACTACCGCCAGATTGCAACAAGATTTGTCCAGTGTTTCTGCCGTTTAGCGTTAACGTGCCGGTAAGGTTGTCAATAGTATCCGTGACTCGTAGATTACCGTCTGCCTCAAGAAGCATTCGCTCTGCCACAGTTCCGCTGCTGGCTGTGTTGAATTGAATTACGCCATTGTTCAGGGCGCTGCCAGTGATAATCCCGATACTGCCAATCGTGGCATAACCACTGTTATAGACTTGCGATAGCATGTAGTTACCGTCGCCAGCAGTTGCAGAATTTGACGGGCTGGCAATGCTGCCCCTGCTCTGTTTCATCAGGAGAGAACTAACGCCGCCTGATGATATTCCGGTGAAGGTTGCTATCCCCGCAGCATCCTTAGTCACGGTCAAAGGTGTTGTCGGCGAACCGCCGATGCCGAAATTTCCTGATGCATCGAATCGCCCCACCTCGGTTCCAACAGTGTGAAATTTGAGGTTTGAACCAAGCGACACTGCGATGATGTCAATGTCATCAGTATCACTAGAGTTAAGTTCTATTTTTCCGCGTGTGGTTGAGCCGTCGTTTAGGAACAAGCTGTCGCCGACTGCCACCGTGCCGTTAAACGTAGCCGCACCCGCCGCTGACATATCAAGGGTGAGGGCTGCGATAAAACTCCCTCCATCATTTCCTCTTAAAGTAAGATCTCCATCTGATATTGGATTTGTAATGAGAAAATCATTGGAAGATTTACTAAGATGCGCGTATGTGGTGCCTCCATCTTGAAGGTTTACATCACCCCCATCTGCATCAAGGTTAATGTCGCCAGCAACATCTATAGTCAGATCGCCAGAGGACAGATCAATCTCCGTCCCATCAATCGTGATGTTGTCTACGACTACGCCAGCGTTGGCAGTGACTACACCAGTGACACCCAGAGTTCCACCCACGCTCAGATCATCCGTAATCGTCAGATCGTCTTCTACGGTGAGATCAACGACGTTGAGGTGAGCAAACGCATCAACCATAGCGCCGCCACTACCGGCCCCATCCGAATATATCGCTTTAGTCTGGCCGTTGGGGACTGTGACCGTCGCCCCCGAACCTTGCTTGATAATTATGTTTTGTGAGCCACTTGTGGCATTTTCTATGAGCCACAGCTTGCTTACGGTATTTGGACCAATGGTAATTGTGCAAGCAGAGTCGAGTGTTCCAGTATACTTGAGGAACAGACTCCTACCGGGATCAGTAGAACCATCAGCAATAGTAGTGGTATGAGTATCCGCATTGGTGGTGATTGCCTCTGTGCCGAATGAAAAGGCTTCTGCAACTAACGATAAGTTTGTATTTGTGCTTGTGCCCCAAGTTCCGCTTTCGTCCCCAGTGGCGATCTCTTTGAGCCGTAAGTCGTTGGTATAAACTGCCATTTTAAGCTACCTCTTCCCAATTCGGTGTTTGACTGTCATCAATATTTGACCAGCTTGGTGTTTGACTGTCATCAACATTTTGCCAGTTAGAATCTTGACCTGGAATAATTTTTCCCCAAACCAATGCGCCGCCAACCAAGCCAGTAGCAGACACACCTGTAGGAACAACATCAACCGCTCCAGTCGCAACGACAGTTCCAATCGCTGAAGTACCTTCAAGTCCCGTAACGCTGATGTTGTTGTCGCAAGATACTGATATAGAGCCAAGCGCAGACGTTCCTTCAACCCCAACAACTGCGACATTCGCAGCTGCATCTGTGGTGATCGATCCAACTGACGCCGTTCCAGAAACGCCTGTGACAACGGCTGTGCTTGCCGCATCGACTGTGATTGAACCAATCGCAGACGTTCCAACATTGCCTGTAACAGCTGCTGTGGCCGCTGCAGAAACAGTGACAGAACCGACACCGCCTGTTCCTGCAACTCCTGTAACATCTGTGTTAGCCGCTGCTGCAACGGTAACTGAGCCAACTGCGCTTGTTCCAGAGACTCCTGTAACTGAGGTGCTGGCCGCTCCTGATATTGATACGGAACCAACCGCCCCAGTCCCCGATACGCCTGTAGGAACGACGCTTGCACCCGCTGTAACAGTGACGGAGCCAACCTCACCCGTTCCTGAAACACCTGTGACAGATGTGGTTGCGGCTGCTGCAACCGTGACTGATCCAACCGCACTCGTTCCTGCAACGCCTGTAACTGACGTGCTGGCAGCTGCAGATATTGTGACTGAACCAACTGCTGAAGTGCCTGAGACACCCGTGACAAGTACTGGGGCCTCTTCGCCCCATGCACCCTCACCCCAAGTGCCTCTACCCCAGCCAGTAACATTCGCCACACGTTAGATCCTATGCGATGCGAATTATCGCGTTAGATGCGTCAGCTGCAGGAAACTGTATGGTGAAATCACCAGCAGTTGATGTCTTATCGCCACCAAAATCCAAAGCACAAACAGCTGGGTCACCAGATGCAGAATCATTGAATATTAGTGCTCCTCTCGCAGTCACTGTTGCATTTGAAAATGTCAGGTCTGCAAAATCTGTAAAAGCAGTAGTGCCTGAAGTCGTTGGATCTACACGAGTCAAAGAAGCCCCTTTTGCGGTGTAGTTTGTGCCGCTCACTTCGTTTGATGTCGTGTAAGCAGTAGTTCCAGCACCCAAGCTTGCAGAGCTTGTATACAGCGCAAGATTAAACGTGCTGCCTCCAGAGTTTTTAAAATTATGAACTGCTTCCATCAGTTCCTGTTTAAAGCTAGTGCATAGAGCCGTCGTGATAGCCATTAGAGCCTCCTAATTATTTCAGCCATGTCGCCATGGCCTTGTCGGTTTAATTCGTTAATGAGCGTAGTTCTGTCGCTCTTAATCGCCTCTCTCATATAGTATGCAATTAACTTCAACACGGCATCTTTAAATGCTACAGCTTGCTGCGCGATGACCGGGTGAGACTCTTCACCAACACTGATGATCCTGTCAGATAAGGTCTTAGCCCAAAAATCTACGTCGTGTCCTTTAAATTCTGTTGTTGCTACAGATACTGTTCCTATATCTGTTTTTTGTTCTTTAAAAAACGTATTCATGATCTATTGATGTCGTATCTAGACTCATCCCTTGCGCCATAGCCTTCGCCAAGCTTTTTGAGAGCAGCGACGGCTGCAATAAATCTTTGCTCGTACTGCCCTATCTCTTCTGGAATTTTAAGAAATGTCGCCGCTTCTACCAAGGTGCCATACAACAGAGCATCAGGCGCGTTAGTTGATAGCCAAGTTGTTCCGCTGTCTGAACCTGCAGTCAATGAATCAGGGCGATACTTGTAGTGAAGCTCAAACGTGTAAGTGGTATCTGGTGTTGGCCCTAAGATGAACGTCGTGTCATCGAACAAAGCGTAGTACTTTGGAGTACCAGTTGTTGCTGGATTGGGTGTGTAGTCTCTGATGAAAGATACATGCTTAAAAAGCAGATAGATGTATGCACTGCTAGATATCACGGCCAAACTATACGGTGACAGAAAATCGGTAGGCGTAGATAGATATGTATTGCTGGCTGCAGCTGTTCCTGTGACGTTCTTTCTAAACACAGGCAGTTCAACATTCTTGAGAATGCGTTCTTCAGCTTCTTTGATAAACGTATCTAAATCAGCAACAAACGTTGTTTCTGCAGTTTCACAGTAATCTTGAACTGTGGATTTTAGTGTAGCCAGGGTAAAGCTCATGATATCACCACCGTTACTGTACCTATTTCACCTGTCGCGGCATCTTGTGAAAACTCTGTGCCAATCACATCTCCAGTGATAGACATCATGCTGTTTGCGTCTATTGTGCGCACAACGCCAGCGCCCGCAACAACTTCAGGCGGAACATCTGGCCTAGGATGTCGCAGCGCCTCTGGATCAGCTGTGTGTCGAACAGGCTCTAGTTGAGGGTGTTTTGGTTCAAAACACTCTGGGCAAACACGAAACCCATTCCACTCTTCTCTAAGTTGAGTGTATTTGTATTGAAAGCCGCATCGATCACATATGGCTATTGAGCGTTTGCCAGATGCATAAGCCATTACGCTCGCCTATAAGATCTAATGCCAGGTGCAATATTTAAAGAAGCTCTGTCTTCGTCTTGATCTGCGGCTCTCGCAAACTCTTCTTCATAGAAAGCCTTCAAGATCTGAACGCGATCCGGTGCTTTCTTCAAAGCAATGTAATAAGCGAGTCCAGCAGCAAGACAAGGGTAAAAGCGAAATGGCGTATCCACTGTGTTCACAGACGCATCAGCATCTTCAATACGCACTAGACGGTTGATTAACACCTGATCAGTAGAGTTCTCTGAAGCAGGCCATATGTATAGCCTAGGCGTCAGTTGCTTATCTAAGAACCACTGAGTTGGCCTAGCTTTGGTATCTTTGTTTGGAATGTTCCAATATTCAGATCTACCAATCTGGGTCATTTGTATATCAGTTGTTTCGCTGTTCTCTGTTCTGCGCAGGATCACATCGAGCACATCAATAGTCGTAGCAGTAAGATCGAGGAACTCATCACCAACAGACAATGTTGTGGTTGAGTTGGTGACAGTCCATTGATTCAAACCTCTGTTTGCCCAATCAGCAAACAAGAGGTTCAAAGATCTACGAGCGGTTACCGCATCATAAGAAGTACGCAACTCAAGGCCGCATCTCTCAAATGCTTCTTCGATAAACTCAGCTACGTCTGGAGTGAAGTCGCTGCTGCCAGAGGTTGCCATTAGGTGTAACTCTTCAGCACTTCCAAGATCACGGTGTAAGTATCACCGCTGCTTGCGCCAATGGTGGTGAACTTAACATCTCCCGTCTTACCAGAGCCTGCGTCATTTGGTATAGCAGAAAAGCTTGAGTAGTCATGCATACCATTTGAGTCTGGAGACAAGGCGATGATCAACGTGTCAGTTGTTGCATCGTTAAGTAGCTCAACACCCATGCCTACGCACTGCCACCATATCTTTGCTATGGCGACTTCCGTGCAAGAATCTCCACCACTGTTTTTAGTTAACGCGCTTACATCAATCTTGGTAACTGCGCTTTCGCCAGTTCCGTCACTAATGTTCGTAAACTTTAAAACAGCTTTGCGATTGTCATCCTGAATTGTTTGCGAAGTTACTGTATCAGCCATTTTTTCTCCTAGGCAAAGAGGGCAAAAGCCCTCTTGTTATAGCCACATGTCTATTACTGATCAGCAAACGCAGGAGCAGTGGTACTCGTAACATTTCCAAAGATTTGATAATTAGTTGTGTCTATACCCATGATGGTTACATCAAATCCAGCAGGAACATTTAATTGAATGCTGCTGTTTGAGTTGCCATCAGAAAACACTGAGCTAACTTCATTACCATCTGTATCTAAGAAAGTAACTCCACCGATGTAAAAGTTAGTGTTGCCTGGAGTTATAATGAGTGCATCAGTGGCGTCAGCCGCTCCGCCTGCATAAACGAATCTAAACATAGATCCAGCAACTGGCGCTGGCAATGTATAGGTATTGTCTTGTCCGCCATCTGGCACCAACAAAACTCGACCACTGTGAGTGGCGTTAGTAAGAGTGACGTTGCCGTCTGAAAGGCTAACTGGAGCGCCACCATAAGTTGTAATTTCAGTTACTGCACCGCTAGTTGCATCTTTGTTTATGGATTTAAATCCATTCTCTGAGCGGACTGGGCCGTTGAATGTCGTATTCGCCATTTGGATCTCCTGTCTTGGCTAATGTCAGACGCGGGATGCGGCTGTCAGGGATAGTTGTTTTATACAGTAGAAAAAGAAAAGGGGCAACAAGTGCCCCTTTCTTTCAATGTTTCATGTGAAACATTAAGCGCCTTGTGATGCGAACACGCAGCGTGGATTACTGAAGCCAAAGCTGTATCGCTCCCTGGCCTTGTATCTCACGTTACCAGTGTTGAAATCACCTTCCATGGAAGTGGCAATCGGGCTTCGCTCAAAGTGCTTAAAGCCGTCAGGGCAGTCCGTCAGGATGTAAAACGCATCAGTGTCAGTCAAGAAATGGTTGACTGCATAGCCTTCAGGCAGCAGACCCATGTTTCTGATTGAGTTGATGTCGTTATCAGCCGTTTCCACTCGTCCGGGGGTTTCCAACAATCGATCCGCTACGAACTGAAGTTGAGGCGGAACAACGAGCTTGGTTCCTTGCAGAGCCAAGATCATGTTTCGATCATCAACAAAAGTTGAAATGCTGATCAATGCATTTTCCAAAGACGTTTCGTTCAAATCAGCAAAAGCTGAAGGACGATTTGAGAACGTGCCACCACCAGCAAGCGGGTGATCGGTAGCCACAAGTGACTTGCCATCACCGCCAGTGAAAGAGCTTGAGAACGCATTGTTCAATACGTTTGCAGCTTTCACTTGCTTAGTGTGTGCCATGCTACGAGCCAGCGCCTTTGTATAGCGCGCGCCAAGGCGGTCATACAAATTATCTTCCACCGCTTCCTCGGTGAGCGCAAAAGCGAGCGCCACGGTCTCGTGCGTATATCGTGCGGTAAAGCCTTCAGAAGCTTGGTCGTAACCAACACTTTGTCCTTCAGACTTATCGCGCGCGTTGCCAAATCCAACGATCAGAACTTCTTCTTCAAACGCTCTGTCTGAAGCTTCAGTTTCAAAGATCTCAGCGTGTTGGTTTTCGTAACGCGCATACTCCATGCCAAATAAAGCGTTGAGACCAGGCTCTAGCTCTTTGGCTAATTGTGCTCTTGAAATAGCCATTAGTTAGCCTCCTATGCTAAGCCCGCGCCTTTTTGGCCGAATATTGAGTTCTGAATAACAACGAGGACGTTGGTATTCGCCGTAGCAACATCTGAATTCTCTGGATCGCCAGAGATGTCGATGGCTTTAATTGGCAATGCAGCCGTAGTTGCACCCGTTGATACTTCTAGTTCAGCGCCTGAAATACCTGTAGCGGTGCTTCCAGCGGTGGTATAGACAATATCGAAGTTGCCGAAGAGATCGGCAATCGGGAAAGCAGCATCAGCCTGCACTTCATACACAACCATTGGATCATCGATGATGAACGCAATGATGTCTGAAGCGTTGGTGCTTGCCGGGTAAAAGTTGCTGAACACTTGCTCACTTGTCGTGGGGTCAGTGTATTGACAGCCATTAAATACGCCAACGATAGGCACAGTGCCTCCGTCTGCGTGAACCTCTACCGTTCCACCAGTAACCTGCGCAACCATATCTCCTTGGAAGATAGATGTGCCATAGTTAGCGGCGATTCGATATCGGCTCTGTCCGCCAGTATAGGGGGCACCGCCCACCATACGAACTGGACGCATACCAAAAGCGGCATCTTGGTTTGCCATTTTTGAATCTCCTAGTTAAACACAATCAAAATGAGGCTACGATTTGTTGCCTCTACCAAAAGATACCTGCGTCTTTCTCTCTTTTGAGATTGGCATTGCAGGATGTTCATCACGCATCAGATCGTTATCTACAGCAGTCATCTGCTGATCGGTCTGGCGTGCAAAGTGAGCATTTCGCTCCTCCACAGTCTCCTCTGGTATTTTGGTTAGCATCAAACCACCGACACCGACTGTGCCTGCATGATTGCCATCATCGATGACAGGCAGGTCATAGCCTTCGACTTCGCTAGGGTGTACAGGTTCGTAACCCTCACGAAATCTCATGTGCACGTTAGTCTTATCTGCTTCACCGCGTATGTGGGTTCTTACCCATCGATACTTCATACCTTCAGGAGGCTCTGGGGTCTCCAATACTTGAGGCGGCGTCCATGGTTTTCTTGCAGTCTTTGAAGACCGTGAAGAAGCACCCCGTGGGGTTCTATTTGAACCTGCTGTTGTCGTTTCTTCGCTCATGATCGTTCTAGCCTCATCTTTTGTTTTGCGTACTCTTTAAACGGAACCCCTAATTTTCTAGCAAGTTGCTGTTCGCTGGGGTTAAGTTTAACTTGACGATTATTTTGATTGCGTCCACTTCCTGCTATGCGCGTATTGGAGACAACGGTCTGGACGGGTTGTTGTTCGCCTCCTGCGGGAAACTTATGAGGAAGTTCCTCCCTCATACGTCTATCTATTTGAGAGTAGTATTCATCTGACTCTAAGTCAATTCCACTGCCCTGCAATTCGTTATGTATGGCAAATGCTACATTTGTCATTACAGTATCTGTTCCGAACCATTCGTTGTTGGTCGCCCATTGTTGTGCTCGCTCAGATGGTTCTTCGTAAACAGGCTGCTCAGTCGGTGTAAAATCTATTTGTTGATCTTCTTCGACTTGCTGGCTTTGCTGTTCCAACCAAGAATCGTACTGCACTTTGTAATCAGCTAAATCTTGCCGATATTTAGCAAGCGCGTTTCGATCAGCCTCTGCTCGAGCAAGCATCTGCTGTGCTTCAGCCATAGCTTCTGGATCACCAGATTCATACGCAGTTTTCAAGTTACGCTTTGCAGCCATAGCTTGAGTATCAACACGGTTTTCCATCTCTTGGCTGTAGTTTTCTTGAATCTTAAGATTCTGCTCAGCACTAGATGTTTGCGTGCTTTTGAGTTGTTCAGCTAAAGCTTCGTTTTGCGCCTTGATTTCTTTAGCGTATTGCAACGCCTGTAGTTCACGACGCTGGTACTCTTTAGCTTGTTTAACTGCTTGATTAATTCTGTTCTGGGCCGTTCTGGCTTTTACTTCAACCTCAGAAAGTTCTTCTTCGCCAGATTGATCTGGAGAATCAAAGTCTTCTTGAACAGCATCTTCTGTGACAGGTGCAAGTTCTTCAGCTTCCTCTTCAGAAAACTCAATAATTGCATCTTCTTCTTGGACTTCTTCCTCGACTCTACGCCCTTCGGGGAGCGCAGCTTTGTTGATATCTTCGTCGCTATCTAGCTTAGCTAAAGCTTCGCTTAAAGTTTCTTCGCTCATTTTTCACCTATGCAGACTTAATGTCATCTGGATTAAGAATTGTGCCAATCACTTCATCGTCATTGATGATGCGAACCTCATGATCGTCTTCTAAAGAGAAGCGAGCGCCTGCATATCTACCGATAAGCACCCAATCGCCTTTCTTGCACCATGGCTCTCCGCCAAACTTATCGTAATCTTGATAAGCCAAGGGGCCGACTTTCATGACATAACACACAGATGTAGCTAAGTTCTCCTTGCTCACAGTGGACTCAAGAAGTTGTATACCACCATCTGTTACGCCTTTGCCTTTGTACGGAAGAACTAAAAGTCTCCATCCAGAAGGTTCTGGCATTCTTTCAACCAAAGATTTGTCTAGCACGGCAGGGTCTAAAACCCTTTCGCTCTCGCTCACATATGCATCCACAACGGACGGTTTTGCTGCGATGGAATCTAAAGATAGATCACTCATCGAGGGGGTCTCCTTCAATCTGCAACGCTTCTCTTATTTCTTCACGCAGGGTGCGAAGCATTGATAACTCACCCATTGCGAATCTGTAATCCTCCATCGTTTGGATATTGCCTGACGTTGTGTAGTCCACAATGCCCTGCTCATACTGTTCAAACTTCTTCATCATGTAAGAAGCAAGAGCTATTGAATCCATTTATATGCCCGGAAATCTAGGTGGCGGTGCCATACCAACAGGCTCAATTTGTCCTGTGCCAGGGTTAACAATTGCACCACTAGCCGTTTGGGGTGGTTGAGGAGCTGCCAAACCTGCATATGGCATCAAAGGCGCGATAGGCATAGGTGCGCCATACCCACCAAACTGCACTTGCGGTATCGCAGATGTAGGCGTCTTGAACATTGGATAGCCGCCTGACTGTATGTTTGCACCTGCTTGCATCATCTGTTGTGTATACGCATCACGCACAGATGGGTCATATGCCTGCCCGATTAGGTTGGTAGGAATATAGGTTTCTCTAAATCCTTGCAGAGGATCCATGTTCACAAACTGCGGAGGAGGTGGTGGCTCAGGCGCAGGTTCTGTAACAGGGTCTCTTGGCGGAGGATCTTGCCCTGGCATAGGCATAAACACGCCACCGTCATCTACAGGCTGCTGTGCAACTTCTGCAAGCGGCTTGGCTTTTGGGTCAGGCACAGAAAATATGGGGCCTGTTTGCCCAGAGGCTTGTTGAGCAGCAGCTGCAGCTTGCTGTCTGTCTTTGACTATTTGGTCTACAACAGTCTCAGGCACACCCTTGTTGTACCTGAGACCTTGCTCCCCAAAAATCCCCTCTCTATCTATGAAGAAATCATCATCTGGATCCATCTTGCCTTCATTGATAAGGCTTCTGATTTGATCAGCGTTTAGATTACCTCCAACCTTTTGTGCATTCGCAACGGCAAGAACATCTGCAACTGGTGAGCCTGCAGCTTTATTAGCATCCAATACCGCTTTTGGCGTTGGCACTCTTGTAACTGCTGGTGTAGTTCTAGGCTCATCCCTATCATCGATTTGGTTATTGTTTGCGTCCTGAAAATCTCCTGTTCGCATCCTCATTCTAGGTTCTGCAGGAGGCGTTGAAATGCTTGGAACCTTAACTTGTCCAGCGCCGGGAATATCTATAACTGTAGGAGTTGCGAGTTCTTGAGTGGCCTTGGGGGCAACAGCAACAGGCTCTGCCTTTGGTGGTGAAGCCTTGGCAACTTTTGAAGTTGGAGGTGTGTACCTGCCGCCAGTTGCCTTAGTCACAGCTTCTGCAATCTCAGCTTGTGTAGGCGTTTTTAGATCTGGAGAAACAACTCTATTCTTCAAGTCTTTCAAAACAGTGTTAAGTTTTTCCTGATCAATCTTAGGAAGCTCTGATATTTTTTTAACAGGCTTTGGTTTTGGCGTTGTGTCTACGCGAACAGGTGGCGCAATCTTTGGCGCTTCTGGTTCACCACGGGTTAGAGCGCCTCTAGTTGGCGGTGCCTCTGCAGCAACCACAGGCGGTGTAGGCCGTGCTTTTGGCACCACTCGCTTGGGTGGAGGTGGTGGCTCTGGTTTTGCTTGAACAACTGGTTTTGGCGTTGGCAGAGGCAAGTCTGGCTCGCCACGGGCCTGTGTAATCTTTGGTGCTGCAGGCTTAGGTGCAGGCTTAGGTTTGGGCGCAGGCTTGGGCGCAGGCAAAGCAACGGGCGGAATAGGTAAGTCGGGTTCGCCACGGCCTCGTGTAGCTTTTGGCTTCGCAAGCGTAGGTTTGGGCTGGGCTTTTGGCGGAGCAGGCGGTGGTGGAAGCTTAGGCTTTGGATCTGCTTTTGGCTTTGCAGCGGATCTCTTTTCTTTTGCCTCTGCATCTGCTTTCGCTTTTGCTTCTGCATCTGCCTTGGCTTTCGCCTTAGCTTCGCGGTCTTTCTTTCCTTTTGCAGATATCTCTGCCGCTTTCTTTTTGGCTTCAGCTGCGCCTGCTATGTTTCGCTTAGACTGTTCAACCTTAGACTTCTCTATCTTCTTAATCGCTTCGCCACGCTCTTTCGTCGGGTAAAGCTTCTGCAGCTGTCGCTGACCAGCGTCACCAAAAAGCACGCGCTCATACTTGCCCGTTTTAGGGTTAAGTATTTGCTTTTGACGGCCACCACTGCGTCGCCATCTTTGCAACGCCATCTTCCCCCGAATGCCACGAGAGCGAGGCTTAGGTATTCGTACTGTACGATACTTAGGCTCAGCCATGGTCGTATTCTAGTAAACTCCAGAAAACTTCTTGCCACGCAAAGCCGCGCCAAATCCGCGCATCTGTCCTGCACCATAAGGCTTAGGAGCGTCAGGGGTAGCAACAGACTCTTCTTTTGCGTAATCAACAGTGCCCTGATCTTTAACGCTTACTTTGCTGTCAGTGACCTTGGGCTGTGGGAAACTGGTTTGTCTCTTAAAGTTGTGCATTACTTCTTTCCTTTCGGTGCAGGCGAGGTGGTTGTTTTCTTTTTAGCAGGCGCTTTCTTTGGTGCTGCAGCTTTCTTTGCAGGTGCTTTCTTCGCAGCCGCTTTCTTAGGTGCAGGCTTAGCTTCCAGTTTTTCAGTTTTTTCAGTTTTCGGCTTTTCAGAGGGTGGCTCTACAACTGGAGCAACTTCTTCAACACCAAGGCGGGCGCTCTCCTCCGCTTTGTTTTGAGCCTTCTGTGTCTCTGCCATCTTTTGTCGTACTGAACTCACTTGTCCTCCTAATTTCCGAAGAAATTCTTGGCTACATTCTCAGCCGTCTTCGCCATCTGGGCAGAACGCTGAACATTGATGCGCTCTCTGGCGATCTGATCTTTCATAGCTGCAGTGTCAGCCTGAAGATCCATGCGATCTTCGGCTAATTCTTTATTATTATCAACACGCTCTTGCTCTATATCGATGCGCTGTTGTGCTTCACGCGCCTTTCGATCCATATCCGCTTCTTTGATATCAAGCTCACGATCACGCAACTCGACCAGCGGATCATTAGGCATCTGTGGTGATAACGCAGGGCCAAGATCTG